GGATCCGGCCTTCAGAGACCGATTCTGTTAAAAGTGATTACGCAGGAAGTAAAAATTCTTCCCCGGATACCGATCCAGGGATTAAAAAACCTTCTTGAGTAAATTCTCATTTAAGATAATTATCAACGGAATCGGTAACCGATTAGCACCTACCTTGAGCACCTCATATGGTGTTCTCTCAAGTTTGTTGTAGGCGGCTGGGCCATCCTCAGCTCTTTAAGCAAGTGCGAATTGGGTGTATACGAAGATCACGCACATGATAATCGTATTTAGGGGGTGACAGTTTTCCAAACACCAGGGCAGCAAGTCATGAAGAAGCACGAAAAATCTTCTCCAGCAGCTTGATACGCCAACATAGGATTCCTATCGGCATTGAGACCAGTCACAATATGGCGCAAAGCCAAAATGTGATACATGGTAGGATTCACGACAAGAGGTTCCTCCCCCGCAACATCTTTGGAAACCACAAAATTTGCAGCTAGATCAAAGCGTGTATTGGAATAAAAAGGCGACTCCACTTCCAAAACCGGTTGAACGGAATTTTCAGTCATAGCCATGCCGTTATATCCGTGAGGTAAAGCTTCATTCAATTGTTGGGGAGAAAGAGTGTATTGGTTAAGAGGAGCATACCCAATGGTATCAACAGTCGAAAGAGGCGCAATACGCGCGACAAACTGATAAGATTCTCCTGCTCCAGAAGAAAAAGGAAAGGGTCCTTGTACGGAGGAAACACGTCCTGTTTTGTCAGGCCACTTAAACCCTCCGTAATACAGAAACTTGTACCGAGATGCGCCCCTTCGCGCGATGTACATTGGTGAAAAATATGTGACGTACGAATTACGGCGTGAAGATCTAGTCAAATCAGAAACCTGTTTAGGATAATGCGGATAAATACGCTCTTGAGAATAATTAATATTCGCGTCTCCCACACCATCTGGTAATTGAATATCAACTAGAGTGTATCGTTTACACAAAGCACGGATCGATTTAATTTGCTCTCCAAAGAAAACTTGTGGATTTTGCAAATCAGATTTGCTGCCTGTGTGCAATTCACTAAAAGTGTCAACAACGCGGCTTGTTTCGGCGGAAACTGCCTGAAAAATGCTGAATTCAGCTTTGGACCATGCAGCTTGAAATCCCACACTCTGGTCGTCAAGTTCATCTGGCTGTGCGAATTGCATGTCATTTCCGCACTTCATATAAACATTGACCTGAACCGGCGATTGCGTAGCACTCGCAGGCCCATCAGTAGGATTCGAAGCAACCAGCTCATTAACAACGCTAACGTTAAACATACCCATGTGCACGGACGGATTATACGATCCGTACAATGTGTAGCTAGTGTCAGCGGTATTAACTGGCTGAAACGATTTAATGCCGTCATTATGTCCAATTACTGTTTCCCACGTTCTCAACCACGGTAAATTGCTAATGTAATCAACCGTGAACTCGGCTTCGTTAGTCTTAGCCAAGTCCAAAATCATCGAATACCGTGATTCAGTATGGTCAGTATAAACATCTGAAACAGCGAGTGGTGATGCAGAGCCACTGCCATCAGTTTTGTTAAGAGGATCAAAATCTAATTTCAAGCGTCCTGAGTGGTATGGTGAACATACTACCTCAACTCGATAAGTAATAGATCCTCGCCAATATCTGAAGACGTTAGCAAGGTGACCCGCGGGAGTATCTTGTCTGCCTAGTCGAGTGGTGCCTATAACATCAAAAGGCCCGCTAAAACGAGACAAATTGGGAGAAACAAGAGCGCTAAAAATTATTTTCTCAGCGCCAGGTGTCGAAAATTGACCTTTATCTCTATTCCATTCACACCGCGCAATCCATTGTTCGCGCTGTACTATGGAAGATATAGCCATCTCGTCAACTCCCTTAACTCCAAGAGTGGATGGGTCAACTGTTAACTCCTGCTTGGGATCAAGTGCAAGAGAATACGATGAATCCTCACCAATGGTGTTGGCCATACGGCCATGAACTTTCGGAGTATAACGACTTACCGGAACTTGCATTGTAGGAGTAGAAAAGCCAAACAATCTGGCCATATTCGCTACCGCACTTGCACCAATTTCGGTGGCGCGAGCAAATGGTCCGATAACTGGGACGCCTGTAAGCATCCCTGCCGCTTCAGCTACCGCACTAGCGGGCGCTGAAACCGGTGGATCGTTATATTCATCAGAAACAGGAGTTAATATGTATTGATCAAAACACTTACATTTGCTTTCAACTTTGTCACAAACGTAACATTTGTCCTCAAGACAAGAGCAAACTCGGGATTCAGAAGAACCCGTAGCCGTAAGTGTAGTAGCACCAGTTAAACTGACGTTTTCAGCCCACGCATAGACAGTGTAATTAAGCTGTGTTAATGCAGTGGGATTAGCAATTCTCAATGGATTTAAGTCATAAAATAACAAAGTTCCACAAGAACTAAAAGTCTCGCCAGCAACGGGAAAAGCGTTAACGTGGTACATGAAAGGCAATTTAAGCTCTGCAACAGTGCTCTTTGACGGATCCATGACCACGTGGGGGTAAGTAGAAAAATGCTGAAAAACGGCATCGTGAGCGGAATCGGTTTCCGCGCTAGACTTATTGTACCATTCAACTTGCTCCCTAGCAACGCGGTTTCTGGCAGCATTAGTGACAAGTGAACCTACGTCACCGTAAGGAATATATACTACCATCAATTTACCGTATTGAAAGGGAGTACCGTTTAGTACAACTCGAATAGCTTGATCCCAAGACGCATAAGCATAATTCTTCAGTTTGTTAGCGATACGCTCGTTCTGCTGCCATAGAATCCACGGATTAATCTCCTCAAAAAGAGATGATCGTGTGAACGTCGTAGTCCACGTTCCAGTGGCGATCTGTATAGGGCGAGCAAAATATTTGTCAAGAGGTAGATTATCAGCAAACGGATCAGTATATG